TGGACCGCGACCCCGACCGAGTTCGACACCTACGACGCCTAACACGTGATCCACTGGTTTAAGAGGACTCGGCCCGGTCAGCATCGCGGCATCCCCGAGATCACGTCTTCGCTCACGCTCATGGCGATGCGCCGGGAATATCAACTGGCAGTCGTGGACGCGGCCCGCAACGCGGCGCATTTCAGCCTCGTCTATAAAACGCTCCAGACGCCCGACGAGATCGCTGACGACGTGGACCCGACCACGCTGCTGAACGTCGAGCGGAACATGATCCAATTTGCCCCCGAGGGCTGGGAGCCATTCCAGCTCCGTGCGGAACAACCGGTTGCGGCGTTTGAGGGATTCGATCGTCGTTTGCTCGGTGAAACAGCGCGGCCGCTCAACATGCCGCTGAATGTCGCCGCCGCGGATAGCTCGGGCTACAACTACGCCTCAGGCCGCTTGGATCACCAAGTCTACTGGCGATCCCAAGACATTGACCGCGCGGACATGGAGCTAGCCGTGCTGGATCGCATCTTTGCCCGCTGGATCGCCGAGGCGGTCCTGATCGATGGCTATCTTCCGCAAGAGGTCCGCTACCTGGACACCGACTGGGCGCACCAGTGGTACTACGACGGCCGCGAGCACGTCGACCCGCAGAAGTAAGCTAACGAGCAAACCGTGCGATTGCAGAACAAAACCACGACCTATGCGGCGGAGGCCGCGCGGAGTGGTTACGCGGACTGGCAGACCATGATGCGGCAACAGGCGGCGGAAATGAAATACGCCAGGGAACTCGGCCTGACAACCCTATACAGCGAGGCGGCCAATGGCACGCAGCAAGACAGCACGCCGCAAGGCGAGACAGGAAGCACGTAAGCGGACCGGGGTGCGGGCGGCGCTACACACGTACCCGATTCGGGCGCAAGCCGCACCCGGTTCGCTCACGTTCAACGATGAAGACCAGGACGTGAAGTCCTGTCACATCGTCGCGTACACCGGCGGGTTTTTGAACCTGCCCAACTACCGGCAGCCGGTCGTGGTGGATCTCGATTCGCTGCGAGTGCCCGAGCGGCCGGTCATGCTGCTTCGCAACCACGACCAGGACCAGCCGGTCGGCCATGTCACGGCGGTTCGCGTCGAGGACGGCCAACTGCTTGCGGATGGCCTGCTCAGTGCCGCCGGCCAGGCGGTCGACGAGGTGGTCCTGTCCGCACGTCGCGGCTTCCCGTGGGGCGCGTCCATCGGGGCGGACCCCGAAACCTTAGAGCAAGTGGCCGCGGGCGTGACGGTCACGATCAACGGCCGGGAACTCACCGGACCGTTTTTGATCGCGCGCAATACGGAACTACGTGAAATTACGTTTTGCCCCTGCGGCGTGGATTCTTCGGCTTACGCCGAAGTCGCCGCCCAATACGACGGAGAACACATGATGACTTTCGAACAATGGTGCGCCGGTCTCGGCATCGACCCCGATACCCTCGACGATTCCGCCCGCGCGGCCCTGGAGACTGCGTTCAACGCCATGAACGTACCGAGCCCGGACGGCGAACCCGCTGAAGAGGTCGAGGCGATGGAAGAGGAAGAAACGGAAGACGCCCCGGCCGAGGAAACGGAACCGGTCGCCGCATCGCGTCGCACGATCCAACAGCCCGCGAAGAAACTGCAATCGCTGCGAGCCAGCACGCCCCGCGCACCCGCGGCCCGCGTTGTGCAGAGGACTGACCTCGGCAAGACGATCGAGGCGGCCTTGTGCCTCAATGGCGGCATGCGTGGCGAAAGCCTGATTGCGAGCTATGGCGAAAAGGTTGTCGAAACGGCAGATCGCGACTTTCGCGGCTGTTCACTCAAGCAACTCATGGTCCAAGCGGCTCGTGCGAACGGTCAGCCGCTCAGCCCGTTCGGCTTCAGTGACAGCCACATCCGAACGGCACTGGAGTCAGAGCGAGGCTACCGCTCGGGCATCCAGGCGGCTGGCGGTTTCTCGACACTGAGCGTTAGCGGCATTCTCGCGAATGTCGCGAACAAGGCTTTGATGAAGTCGTTCGAGGACCACGAAGTCACCGCGACTAAGCTGTGCGACAGCGACACCGCGCCGGACTTCAAGCAGAAGACGCTGGCTCGGTTCACCCTGGGCGGCGGGCTCACGCTAGTCGGACCCGATGGTGAAATCAAGCACGTCGATGCGGACGACGAGACCTACAACACGCAGGTTAAGACCCGCGCCGCGATGATTACGCTCACCCGCGAGATGATCATTAACGACGACCTCGGCGCGTTCCTCCGCATCCCGAAACTGTTCGGCCGCAAGTCGAAGCTTTCCTTGGATGAGGTCTTTTACACGCTGCTGCTGGCGAACACCGACAGTTTCTTCGCCACAGGCAACGGCAACCTTGTGGGCGCGGCCGCGACCGAGGCGTTGTCGATCGACGGTATCACCGCCGCCGAGACACTGTTCCTGACGCAGACCGACAAGGTGGGCGATCCGATTGCGGTCCTGCCCAAGTACCTCGTCGTGCCGCCGCAACTCTACAACACGGCACACGTGCTGATGACCTCGACGCACGTGAACGAGGCCGCCACGGCTGGCAGCCCCGCGCCGGACTTGAACCCGCACGCGGGCAAGTACGAGGTGGTAATGAGCCAGTTCCTTCAGAACGCCAACATCACCGGCTACAGCACCACTGCATGGTATCTGTTCGCCGATCCCGGTCTGTTGCCTGCGTTCTGCATCACGTACCTCAACGGTCAACAGTCGCCACAGATCGAATCGGCCGAGGTGGACTTCAACAAGCTCGGCATGTCCTGGCGCTGTGTCTACGACTTCGGCATCGACCAGGTGGACTACCGCGGCGCGGTCATGAGCGACGGCGCTGACTGATAACGGATTCGCTCCTTCGGGGCGGCGCGTCGACCTGTGCGGCGCGTCGCCTTGATTCAACCAATCAACTTTCGCAGTGAGGATAGAAAATCATGGCTCAGACTTACCAGGCTCGACGCATCAGCGAAGGGCGATACATCGACTACACGCCCAGCACCGCGGTAGACGCGGGCGACGTGGTGGTGCTCGGTGACAATCTCGTCTGTATCGCAACCAGCGATATTGCGGCCAGTGCTCTCGGGGCGTTGGCGACCGATGGCGTTTACGATGTCGTAATCACCAGCGGCAATGTCTCCGAAGGCGACGCACTCTACTGGGACGCCGACGGCAACCCGCAAGGCGGCACCGCCGGCTCCGGCGCGGCCTCGTCAACCGCTGGCGTCGGCCCGTTCATGGGTTGGGCGCTCGAAGACGCGACAGGCGGCACGGACGAAAAGGTTCGATGCGATCTCCGCTCGATGGAATCGACCGCGGCGGTATTCAACGACATGACCGCAGGCACCGGCATCTCGACCGGCACCGGCACCATCTGCGAGCATCGCGTTACCAAGGTGGGCGGGCTCTACAAGACCGAGATCCTCGTCGACCTGACCGGGCTGAACTCCGGCAACGCAGCCGGTGATATCATCGGCAAGGACGGCGGGACGGCCAACTGTCATATCGGGCAGATTCTGGCGGCTGTCAACGGCACGATTGTCTCCGGGCGCGTGACGTGTTTTGAGACGCCCGCCGGCGGCGATCCTGACATCAACATTTTTTCGGCGACGGTCGGGACCGGTGCTCAAGATTCGGCCATTGCGGACCTGGTCGAGACGAGCCTGATCAACCACGGCGACTGGACGGCGGAAGACGTGGATCACCTCGACGCACTGCCCGCCGCGAACGCCTATCTGTACCTCACGTGCGGCGACGCGACCGACGCCGATTACACGGCCGGCATCCTGCTGATCGAGCTGTGGGGTAAGTAAGCAATGTCCCTCTTGTCAGACGGCGCCGCGCTCCGGGCCTCCTTGCGGAGCGCGGCCGCCGGACAAGCTGTACTCTACCGGCGCGGCTCGTCGCTCACTGCGGCGATTACCGCGCGGGTGGGCGCGATCGTCCGCGAGATCGTCAGCGGCGAGGCGGTGCTACTGACGCATGGCACTGACTTCATTTTCGCCGTTGCGGATGCCGTTTGGTCGGACGGCGTGACTACGTTCACGCCGCAACCCGGCGACAAAATCACCTACGGCGGCAAGGTGTACGAGGTGGCCGCGATGGGCGGCACGCAGTGTTATGAGCCAAGCGATTCGCACGGCGTAAGCTGGCGGGTTCACACGCAAGAGGTCTACGACTGATGGCAACCGTGGCATCTGTAACCGACCTGACGCAATGGGTCGCCGACCGGCTGGAGGAGAACACCTGGTCAATCGGTTTTAGTGTCCATCGCTACTACCTGCCCTATATCGCGCTGGAATCGATCACCGGCCCGATGGTGTCGGTGTTCATTCCATCGCTCACGAGCGAGCCGACGCCGCGGACGAAGACCACCGAGGATGTGGGCGTTGCGATCCGCGTCTACGCCCGCATGACTCCAACCGGGCTGGCCGCGCAAGACAAGTACGCCAAGCTACTCGAAGAGATCCGTGATTATTTCCGGCACCAGAACACGACGCAGCCATCCGGCTGTGAATACTACCGGGCGAGCCAAATCAACTTGATCGACCCCGATGACCTCATCGAACGCAACCTCTACGCCGGCCAAGTAATCCTCGATTACAAATGCCGGCGGGACACGGGAGCCTAATATGCAAATCAACGCTCTCATTACCTTATTGATCCTGGCGACCGTCGCCACGGCGGGCGATCCGCCGAAGGAACGTACGCAAGCCGCGCGGGACTGCGAAGCCAAGGCGGCGGTTCATGTCTCAACCGCCGGCGGGAGTGGGACCGGCGTT